GTCAACTTCGTTTAAATGCTAAAGAAAAACAAAATGAAGAACTTTAAAGAACTGCTCCAACAATCTCTCGCAGATAATCAAATGGAGTCATTGATGCCTTCGCGGGAATACAGCGAGAATGAGCGCGTATACATGCAGGGCTATAACGATGCATTAAACGATATGCTTGAAGATTTCCTTGCGGAATACGACGAATTTATGAAACACACATATACACCATCTTTAAATTAAAATTTTATGTTATACAGTATATTTTTTATAGTTTTATGTTTTGCGGTATTAATACATAACTTAGGTAAATTTTTTAAGACTGGGAAGGTGGATAAAGAGCAAATTGCTATGATATTAATGGTATTGCCTTTTGTAGTTGTTTTTTTATGGATACTTTTAACATTTAAATAAGATAAAATTATGGATTATCAAGAAATGGATCAAAGTTTTGCTGATTTAGTAGAAATGATTACTAATGATGATATGAGAGTTGAAATTATTTTTGAAGCTCTTAAAACTATGCAAGAACATTCTTACGCTTCCCCTAAACTTGCTTTAGAGATAGGGTTGAATGAGTGGGCTAAGTAAAATATTTTTCGTATATTTAGGTAAATAAAAAGTTATGACACAGGAGAAATCAAATTTAATGAATCAATTGTTTGAAATTGAAGAACGTATTGCTGAATTATGGGAATTCCACCCAGATAACCCAACAGCTACAGATGTAGTTAGTGAATTTGACGAAGCGCAACGTGTAGCTGCTACTATAGAATCATATCTTGAGACTTTATGGTCGCCTGAGGATGATGATGATTTAATTTAGATATGCCTTAGTGATGGAATTGGTAGACATGAGGGACTTAAAATCCCTTGAACAGTAATGTTCGTGGCGGTTCGAGCCCGCCCTGAGGTACAAAGTAGGGGAGTTAAACGTAAAACCCTAAGATAACAATCGACGGATTGCTTAGGTTGGGACTTTCAGCGCGCATGAAAGTGAAGCCCCTCAAATATTGGACTCGTAGCTCAGCTGGATAGAGCATCTGCCTTCTAAGCAGACGGTCACAGGTTCGAATCCTGTCGGGTTCACCAAAAATAGCTTGGCGTAATAGAATTTCTATATTATATTCACGTCAGTAGGAGAGGTGGCAGAGTGGTCGAATGCACCAGTCTTGAAAACTGGCGAACTGCAAGGTTCCGTGAGTTCGAATCTCACCCTCTCCGCAATGAGGTAGCCCAAGATAGAGGCGGTGGGAGCTCGACCCCATTACAGTGTAGGTATCAAATCTTACCCTCATTAACGCGAAAGTAGCTCAGTTGGTAGAGCATGACCTTGCCAAGGTCAGGGTCGCCGGTTCGAATCCGGTCTTTCGCTCAATTCGCAGTCAAGTGTACACTCAGTTGAGGCTGTAAAGAAGGGAGCTATTGCTCCCTCTTTTTATATTGGCCAAATATCTTCTAGATTCCAACTATAAATCCCATTAGCTCTAAATATAAATAATCTATCATTATTAGAATCTACATATAACTTAGTTGGTGTAGTTGTATTATCGGAAGAAGTTGAAATATTAGGATTATATGGAATTCTATATTTAGTTACACTAAAAGTAGGAAGATATATAGCATATATATAATACGCAATTCCCCCTGTGGTTTTTCTACCTAATGCCCAAATACAGTTTCTATTTTTATCTAGAGCAATGGGTACATTAGTTACATCTCCTGCACCAGAAGTTTGATCGTCAGATTCATATTGGATTCTATCAACTTCATAAGTATTAGAATCAACTGATGCTAACCAGATCCCATCTAAATCATAGGTAGTCCCACCCCAATACCATTTTTGTTGATCTTCACTATAAACCACTTCTTTATTTTCACTAAATACTCTTAACTTAGCATCAAAAGATCCCGTAGTTAATATGCTTCCATTTCTTGTTATGTAAAAACTTCTATTTACATCACTAGTAATTTCATAGTCTCTCATAACTAATACTTTCCCAGAGTTATCAGTACTTGAAAATAAAAGAGGATAAAAATTATTATTATTTGGAGTTTTAACTATAATTTCAGTAGTTGGGTTAGGGTTTTGCCAATCCGAGACTGGATATGTAAATATCCCTGTGTTAAAGTTACTACCATCATAATATTGCCCCCCTAAGTATAATAAATCATCTTGTGGGTTGTATGTTATTTGACTATTCCCACCAGGAAGAATAAATCCATTCTCCCCAGTAGACCCTGAGATTCTTGTATAATTGGATCCGCTAGTAAGGGAACCTGTAAATAAACCCGACATTTCATCTACTTTCCATTTAGAAAGATAATTAGAGTTTAAACTTCCTGATATAATTCCCTTACTGGCAGCAAATAATTCATTAGAAGAAGATTTAAAAGCTAATCCTGCTATATATTGGGTAGTTGGGTATATCGATGAAGTTTGTAGAAAATATCTTACCCCTTGTTTAGCTTCACCACCAGAATAAGGAATATCGTTTCCATTAATTACTGCAGGAACTCTTACTGAGCTTTGGTTTACTTTATTAGCAATATAAAAATCACTATTAGATTCATTATATACTGCTTGATAAAATAAAGGAGTTAAACCACTTAAATTTGTTAAACTATTTAAAGAAGAAGATTGTATAGCTACACCCTTTGCCTCATTATAATTAGTCCAATACCCGTTTGTAGTTAACCAATTTGTACATTCTGATGTAGTAGTAAAAGTTTGATCCCCAATTCTATTGGTTAAATCAATAAATTCATTATCATCCTCAGTAGAAGTAGCCCAAAATCTAACACTACCAATATCCCCCTCAGGAACTGGAGTTGGCCAATCTTTGGTAGATACATCTTTCCCAATAACATATCTATCATCTTCATCAGCACCCATCCACCATTTTAACCCTCCTGGGTTTGATGAATAATCTAAAGGCGATATCCCAATAGCTAAATCCCCTATTTGTTCAGTTCCATTAACTGTAGAGCTTGTATTATATGTAAAAGGTTTAGTATTTGCCATTGTAAATTATTGTTTACTTATAAATATTGAAAAATAACTTGTTTATTGAAAAAAACATATGTATATTACGCAATAATGTAAGGGGTTCTTTGACATAATAATATAGAAACTATGGAAATAACATCATTTATTTTAGGTGTTCTTGCTGTCATTGCAATTATGATGGTAGTGATGGCATCTGTGAATTACATGGCGATTAAAACTCTTAAGTTACAATTTGATAACTTAGATAAATATGCTAATCGAATAGAACAAGAAACTAACCAAAGAATAAGTACTGAAATCCAGAACTTATCTCAAAGAGCTAACAATGACGACAATGAAATTGTTAGGTATATAGATTCTAGAGTTGACAAGCTAGAGTCCAAAGTCTATAAAGATTTTGATACATATGGCCAACAAGGTAAACCTTATTAATTAAATAACCACGAAGAACCCCACATTATTTCCATATATAACGCGATATTATGCAATACTATTATACAACCACAGCATCTAGCGATACAAAAATTACATACATTTATACACGTGAAGACACAAAATCAAATTAAAGAATACGCTCAAATTGCTCATCTATATTTCACAGAAGGGACTTTTTCTAAGCAAGAAGTTGAAGACTGGTTGGATGAGTATGGGCTTGAGTTAACTAAACTACTGAAGGGTAGGATAGAGTTTACATATTCGGATGATTGGTATAAAACAAAAATGACAATTTATAAAAACGGTAAATCGGAAGTAGAAACCAACATCTAATGATCGATCCAGAAAAACTTTTTAGTGCTTTTGAACTTCCTCAATATGAGGAGGGGGATATCTTTAACGAACTACAGAAAACCCAAACATTTAAATTGGGTATGTTTAAAAAGATTATTTGGAACCAAAAGAATATGGAAGATAAGATGGATCAACTTTTAGATGCTATGCCCGAACTAGCCGAAAAGTTAGATTTTGCGGATGATGCAGGTGAGTTCGTTACACATACCCGAGCTTGGGTATATCTCAAAGATTACGATCCAACCTCAGAACAAGGTAAGGATGCCGCTAAAATCTTCGCAGATGATTATACAATTACGGCATGTGGTTTAGCAATTTCATTTTGGGAAGAACGAGAAGACTATAAAAAATGTGCTCATATCAAAAAAGTTCAAGATTTTCTTAAATTGAACGTGATTCCGTAATTTTTCTTTAGTATATTTAGAATACAGAGTAAGTAAGGATAGGGGGAGAGAGGGGGAATGAGATGTCTCGCGACGTCTCCCGAGACGTAACAAAACAATATTATGAGAAATAAACAATTATTTGAACAAAAGATTGAACGTTTACATGGTAAACTTCAACAGATTAGAGTAATGTCGAGTCGTAACATTTCACTTCAAGATCTTTACAAGATGCTTGATGAAGGTGAAGAACTACTAGACGATATGGCTAATATGATCGATAGAGAATAAATTAAATAAAAGTTATGAACTTAACAGCAGAACAAATTCAAGGTAATTGGGATACATTTACCTCTAACATCGAAACCCACATCACGGGAGATCGTAAACAAGCACTTCTTGACTTCTATAACAAGTATCAAGAACGTATTATGTTAATGCCCGCGGCTCACAAAAAAGAATACCACAACTCCTTTCCTGGAGGGTATGTTGAACACGTAAATCGTGTTGTGCGTTGTGCTCTAAAGCAAGCCAAATTGTGGGAAGAAGAAGGATGTGATATGTCTACCTTCACTACCGAAGAACTTGTTTTTGCTGCTATTAACCATGATCTAGGTAAGATGGGAGATGAAAATAACGAATCATACATCCCTCAGACTGATAAATGGAGACGTGAAAAGTTAGGTGAGGATTACATGTTTAACAAACAAGTCCCATTCTCATCCGTTCCAGATCGTGGTTTATTCATGCTCCAGTCTCATGGGGTTATATATACTTTCAACGAAATGCTCGCGATACAAACGCATGATGGTTTATACGACGTAGCCAATGAGAAGTATTTGAAAGCGTATATGCCCGAACAAAAACCACGTACTTCGCTACCATTTATACTACACCAGGCTGACTTGATGGCTGCACGTATTGAATTCGAAAGAGAATGGTTGCCTAAGTTAAATGGTAGCTTGGAGAAGCAAGGTAAGAATTTTACCTTAGCGGACAAGCCGAAAAGCGCAAATAAGCAACAGAAAGCTCTAGGTTCAATTAAAAGTGAAGGTTTAAAAAACTTATTAGATAACTTATGATCATAGCAATCATCATACTCTCCGTTTTAGTAGTCACCTTAGGGTTTACTACCAGAAACCTTCTTCGTAAATTTGAAAAACAAGAAGATATCCTCGCTGTTTATCTAGACTACCTAGACAAATTATCGCGAGTAATAGAGGTTTCGGAAACTAAGATGAAGGAAATTGATGCTAAAGGTAGCTTTAGTAGCGATGATGAGGTAGGTTTTTTCTTTCAACAAATAAAAGGGTTACAAGATATCTTAAACGAGTTCAAGCTCGAAAAGAAATAAGATATTATGGCCATAAAGAAAACCCGAAGACCTAAGAGTAAAAACTACTTTACCCAAGAAACCGAAGATGCTATTGTATTATACAATGGCACTTCTGATACCGATGTCAAAAGTAGAATATACCAAAATGAGATTCATTATCCGTTTTTTAAATTAACGGAAAATATCATCCATACATTTAAGTTTTATTATACTGAGGTGGATGAGATTGAACATCTTCAACATGAGGTGATTTGTTTCTTATTATCTAAAATCCATCTGTTTGATCCTACTAGAGGGGCCAAAGCATACTCGTATTTTGGTACTATAGCAAAACGCTACCTAATACTCCAGAATCAAAAGAACTATAAAAAACGTATCGATAAAGCTCCCGTAGATGAGTTATTTAAAGATGATACCCACACCTATAACATGGATGATCCAGGTGTTCATAATGATCCTTTAAATTTATATATCAATCTATATGTAGAGTATTGTACGGAAAATATATTTGAATTATTCCCAAAGAAAAAGGATGCTGAAATAGCTGATGCGATTTTAGAATTGTTCCGTAAAAGGGAAGAAATTGATGTTTTCAATAAAAAAGCATTATATATCTACATTCGTGAAATGGTAGATGTTAAAACTCCTAAAATTACTAAAATAGCTAATCAGCTATACTCAATATTCAAGGGTAATTATATTTTTTACCTTGAAAACGGGTATGTAGAATTCGAATAAGTCTATATTTATACATGAATAAACACTATAAATATGAGTCAACAATTCGAAAAAACAGTATTTGGTACTAAAAAATTCTCCGATTTACTTGAGGAAATTTACAATAACCAAAAGCGCCGCGAAGCACAAGTAACAGCGCTTATTTCCGAGTTAAAACCAATGGTTTCTGACATTGGTGACGCTACACTTATTGTACCCCTTATTAAAGAATACATGGAAATTGGGGTTAAAAACGATGATGCCCTAATTAAAATGGCTACATTAGTACAACGTGCCCTAAATTCTACTAGCGAGGATGGTGGTTTAGGTATTAGTGATGAGGAAAAAGCTCAACTATTAGAGGAAATGGAGAAACTCCAAAAGTAATTAATTATGGCTTTCGGGAGAGATATAAATAAAATAACTAATAATTCAACTCAAAGTGCACTTGCTACTCTTGCTAACCAAATAATCCCGGTTAGAGTTTTAGCAGTTGATAACTCTCCATCTTTAACCAATGGAGAAATTACAGGAGATGTACTTACTAACCAAGCAACACTCCAAGACCAACAGTTAATCTCAGCCTCACCACTATTTCCTAATATTAGTTATGTACCTTTAGTAAATGAAGTAGTATTTTGTGTGCAAGCTCCTTCTAGTGATTGGTCTTCTAACACCGCTAAGTTTAAACATTATTATATTTGTCCTGTAAATATGTGGGGTAATATTAATACTAACCCAACCCCTAACCCCTATTCTAGATTAAAACCAACTTCCCAAGATAAAAGTATCTTAGAAGTAGATGCAGGTTCATCTAATAAATCATCAGAAGAAGATGATAATACCTTTAAACCTGGAACATATTTTAGAGAAAAGAGTAATATTTATCCTTTATTCCCTTATGAAGGTGATATAATTTATGAAGGGAGATGGGGTAATAGTATTAGATTTGGTAGTACTAATATATCTTATAATAAACCTACAACTACCAAAGTAGTTAGAAAAACTTACGTAGAATCTGTAAATTTTAATAGTGGTCAAACTAATGCTCCTCTAACTTTAGATAATAAATTAACTATACTAGAATCTAGAGTAAAACAATTTTTTGATCAATATGAAGAAGATAAAATTTCAATTTTTATTAGATCGAGTGAATCCCAAGTTACCCCACCACCAGGAGTTAAAATAGGTGAATTAGCAAGATTACGTTCTTCTAATATTAAAGAACGTTTATTAAATACTGATCTTTTAAATCAAAATATAACTACTTCATCTGAAGTAGGCCCAACTCCTTATGTTAGAGGGGTTGATGATCCTAATGATCCTAAATTTAATAAAGAACAATTTACACAGATTCAAGTAGTAGTAGAGGGGACAATAGAAACCCAAGAAGAATCAGATCCTACTCCATTAAATTTATGGTCTGTTAGTGGCTCAACAGGTGACCCTATATTAGTATTTAGAAATGGTCAAGACCCAGAACTTCCATCCCCAGCCCAATCTCAAACAATAGAAAATGTTAATAAGGATTTATCATCTTTATATCTTACCTCAACACAAAACATTCCAATTGATGTATCTTCTACTAATGATTATTTATCATATGGAGATAACCCCCCTATTTTACCAAAAAGTTATGCTGGTAATTCCCAAGTAATCCTTAATTCTGGAAGGTTAGTATTTAATACTACTAAAGACCACATCCTTTTATCTTCAGCGAAATCCATAAACTTAAATGCTATAGAAGGTATCTATACAGATACAATTGGAGACACAGTATTTCAATCAAATAAAGTATATTTAGGAGGTACCAATAACTCACAACCTGTAATTTTAGGAGATGAATTAGTTACATTATTAACAGATGTATTGAATGATTTATCTACGCTTACTAATACTCTTCAATCACAACCTGGTGTCCCTATAGGTGCCCCATTAGCACCTACTAGTATTGTGGCTCAAACTATAAACTTTAAGATTAATGGGTATAAACAAAGATTAAAAAATACATTATCTAAAACTACCTCTACTGTATAATGATTTCACCTACTTCTATAGAACAAAAAAGAGAAAAAGAGGCCCAATTAAGATCTAGACTTAAAGGTAGGTTAAACTTATCATCATTTGATATAAGAAAACTCTCTGAATCTATCCCAAATAATTTAAAGACCCAAGGTCAAGCAAGACTATCAGCTTTAATTTTAAGTCAAAGTGGTAAATTTTTAACCAAAGTACTCCCAGGATTAACAGAACTTTTTGCTAAATTTGGGATTACTAATATTGAAACTGTATTAGAAGATTTTGATGCTGGAGCATTTAAAAAAGAATTTTGCCCTACTCCAGATGAATTAAACAATATAATTGAACAAAGAAATAATTTAGTTGAATATGTAAATGGTATTGGGAATACTTTAGATGCACTTACTGTAACCGTAGATTTTGGAGCAGGTTTTGCTAAATTTATTCAAGGTTTAGTAACCCGTTTATCCCAAACTAAACTAGGTGCTACCATATCAATGGCTCTTATCCCATTTGCCCTACCAGGTGCACTTCCTGCTGGGGTTTCTACCTTGGGTGACGTTACAGATAAATTTTTATTTAATGCAGATGGTACTCCAAGGTTACCACCCATTACTATTACTGCCTCTAATGTATCCCCCGCAGTAGCATCAACTCAAGCTACAATATTAAAAACTGTAAATTTATTAAAAGGTTTAGATGCTATTATAAATCTTTGTAATCCAAATTCTACCTTAATAGATACATCAAAAACCATCCAAGATACAGCTGCAAACGAGTTAATAGCTGAAAATTCAACTAATGAATCTACTTATAAAGGGTTTATTTTAGAAATTGAAACCAAAAAGTTTACAGACACAGTAGATCAAAATAGGGCTGTAGGGAAAAATAACTCTGGAATTGTGTTAATCGCAACAGAATATTCTTTTGCTTCTAACCCCCAAGTATTAATTAACGAACTTAAATTTATTATTGACAGAGACGATTTAAAAGCGTATTAAACCAATATTTATAATCATGAAACTAACAGAATTAAGAAAAGTAATTAGAGAAGAAGTGAAAGCTGCTATCCAAGAGGAATTAAAAGATATCCTTCTTGAAGCCGTTCGTTCTCCAAAACCTGCAATTACAGAAAATATTTCAGTTGCAGCAACACCCCAAACAACCCCAGACCCACAAGCACAAAAAGCATTTAGAGAACAAATGTTAGCCCAAATGTCAGCTGCTGGAGGTGATTTAAATCTATCAACAAATGATACGGGTACATTTAGACCATCAGGTCCAACATCTGGTGAAGGGTCAGCTTTAGGTGCTGGTGATTTAGGTTTAGACCAAATTATGGGTATAATGAATAGCAAATAATGGCATTTAATGCACGTAAAATATCACCAATTGATTTTAAACCTAGTACAGCAGTAGGCATTGCACTTCCATTTAGTGAACCTGATGTATTTAAGTCAACATTTACAACAAGCGAAGCGTTAAAAACTAATCTAATTAACTGGTTTTTAACTAATAAAGGAGAAAGAAATTTAAATCCTGACTTTGGTGGAAATTTACGTCAATACATTTTTCAACAAATAACAGAAGATAATTTAGATTTTCTAAAAGAAGATGTACAAAACCAATTAGGCCAATATTTTCCCTCTGTTACTATTGTATCTTTAGATGTTTTAGGTCAAGAAGATAATATGATAATCACTGTAAATTTAAAATATAGGGTTATAAACACAGGTATAAGTGATGAAATTAATATAACATTTGAATAATGGCAACTACTAATAGAGATATAAAATACATTAATAGAGATTTTGGGAGTTTAAGACAAAGTTTAATTAACTTTTCTAAAACATACTTTCCTACATCATATAATGATTTTACCCCATCATCCCCAGGTATGATGTTTATGGAAATGTCATCTTATGTAGGTGATGTTTTATCATTTTACCAAGACAACCAATTCCAAGAAACTTTTTTACAATATGCCCGTGAAGCTAAAAATTTATATGATTTAGCTTATATGATGGGGTATAATCCTAAAGTTACTGGAGTAGCAGAAGTACCAATCGATTTCTACCAACAAGTCCCAGGAAAAAGTGATGGTGCTGGTGGTTATATTCCTGATTATGATTATGCTCTTTTAGTAGCAGAAAATTCTCAGGTTGCTTCTTTAACTAACTCTAATATTAAATTTTTAGTAGAAGATCCTGTAGATTTTGATACCTCATCTTCTCAAGACCCTACAACAGTTTCTATTTATCAAGAAACAGCAGGAGTAGTTGATTTTTTCTTACTTAAGAAAACAAGAAAAGCAATTTCTGCAACAATTAACTCAATTAATATTAGTGCTGGAAGCACTCCAACAGAGTTCTTTACTACAGATATCACAGCTCCCAATTTGATTGGTATATTAGATATTGTAGATGCGGATGGGAATATATGGTATGAAGTACCACATTTGGGTCAGGAAATGGTATACGATTCTATTAAGAATACAAACCCAAATGATCCAAATTTATATGAGGACAATACAAATACCCCATATTTATTAAAATTAAAACAAATCCAAAGGAGATTTGCTACACGATTTATTAATAATACAACTCTCCAAATCCAATTTGGTTCAGGTACTACTAATGATATAGATGAAGAAGTAACTCCAAACGCTGATAATGTAGGCATAGGTTTACCATTTGAAAAAGATAAATTAACAGCTGCATATTCACCCCAAAATTTTATGTTTACAAATACTTACGGAATTGCTCCTACAGGACAATTAACTGTAAGATATTTAACTGGAGGTGGGGCAAATGCTAATGTTAAAGCAGGTAATTTAACCCAATTATCAAATAGTACAACCAACTTCCAGGTCCCTAGTATTAGTAATACTGGAGATATAGCTAATACAATTTTTAACTCATTAACAGTTGTTAATCCTATAGCAGCATCTGGTGGTGGTGATGGTGATACTAACCAAGAAATTAGACAAAATTCTATGTCTAATTTTAATGCACAACAACGTAGTGTTACACAGGATGACTATTTAGTTAGATCTTTAGCAATGCCTCCTAAATATGGTGTGGTATCAAAAGCTTTTATCGAACAAACAAAACTTAACACCCTCCTCCCAGGTGAAATACCATCAACATTAACTTTATATGTGTTAAGTGCAAACAATGAAAATAAATTAGTAAACCCTTCTATATCACTAAAGCAAAATCTCCAAACTTATTTATCACAATATAGAGTAATAGGAGATTCAATTAATATTAAGGATGCTTTTTATATTAATCTTAATGTAGACTTTGAGATTACAGTTAGACCTAACTTTAACAGTAATGAAGTATTAACTGCATGTTTACAAGAACTTAGAACTTATTTTAATATTAATAATTGGCAAATTAATGAGCCAATTCAAATTAAAGAAATATTTTTACTTTTAGATAAAGTTCAAGGTGTTCAAACAGTTAAAAATATAAACTTTACTAATAATGTAGGAGGTAGTTATTCTAAATATGCTTATGATTTAGAAGGTGCTACAATAAATGATGTAATTTACCCTTCTATTGATCCTATGATATTTGAAGTTAGATATCCTAACACAGACATAAAAGGTAAAGTAGTAAACTTATAATAAAATGGCAGTATATAAAATTTTCCCATATCAAGACACTACTTTGTATTCAATGTTCCCTAAAATGAATACAGGTATTGATCCTATCAATCAAGTTTCAAATTTAAACTTTGCAATTGATAGTTCTCCTTCTGTAGCCAGATCATTAATTCAATTTGATAATGATGAAATTAACTCAACAATCGAAGACGTTATTGGTGGTGGAGATTTTCAAACTAGATTACGTTCTTATATAGCAACAGCCCAGGGAATTGTTGAATCTTCAACTCTAGAAGTTTGGCCCATAGCTGTAGGAGGCGCTACTGGGGAATTAGAATGGAATCAAGGTACGGGTACTTATTTAGACCAACCTTTAACAACAGATGGTGCATGTTGGGAATCACCATTTTTTGCCAACAGTAACCAATGGCCAATTAACACCCCAGACAATTATGGCACTCCATCAGGTTCATATAATGCAGCTTATGCTACAATAGGTGGTGGTGCTTGGTATACTGGATCTGGAGGTACAGATTTTAACATTACAGCCTCATTCGGTCCTAGAAGCGATAAAGATTTAAACATTATTGTAGATGATATTGTCCAAGCTTGGACAAGTTCAGCTTTACCAAACCACGGATTTTTAATTAAATGGGAAGGTAGTGCAGAGTTTAACACAAGTAAATTAGTACAACCTGTAATGCAATATTACAGTGTAGATACAAATACAATTTACCCACCTGAACTAGAATTTAGATGGGATGATTCAGTTTGGGCTACTTCCTCAGCAGTACCAGTATTAGACCAACAAAATATTTTTATCTCCCTAGCAGAAAACCCAGGTATCTTCTACGCTGAAAGTGTTAATAAATTTAGATTAAACGTAAGAGAAAAATATCCTAAACGTGAGTATGTAACAGGTTCTTTGTATACTAAACAACATTACCTACCATCTGCTTCTGCATGGTATGCTGTTAAAGATTTAGATACAAACGAATTTGTAGTAGATTTTGATAACGATTATACTAAAATAAGTGCAGATACAACTTCAAGTTACTTTGATTTATATATGAATGGATTAGAACCAGAAAGATATTATCAAGTATTAGTTAAAGTTGAGGCTGGAGGTAGTACTACAATATATAATGATGAATATTACTTTAAAGTAATTAATGGGTAATGGAACAAAAAGTAAATTTTATACAAGGGGGTTTTGATAGAACTCAATATGTTGAAACCATTGATACAACATTTACCCAACTGGCTACCCCCGTTGAAGTTACCCCTGAAGATTTATTACCTACAGTAGAAGAATTTTTTGAAGATTATAATGCTTTATTTTTTCAAATTCCTAAAACCGGAGATAATTCACACGAAACTTTAATAATTCAAAGTTCTGAATATATAGATTTTACCCCTTTTAGTGAAGAGATAACAGCCCTATCAGAAGAAATTACAGCACTTAGACAGCAATTACTAGATACTAGACAACAATTAGCAGATTCCATAAATGTCCCTGAATAATCTCTCCCCCATAGATCCAACAACATTTGTATCCGAACAGTATTCTGTTTCGGATCAATCTCTTATTGCTACTATAGCAGAAACCTCTACATTTGACCAGGCAACTGATTATATAGAATTTTTTGTTTACGATCTAGCAGGTAACATAATCTATCCATCAGGACCTAACGCTGAATTTACCGATTATACAATTTTAGACAACGAAATTTACATCAACCCAGAAACAGATTTAGAAGCTGCCGGGTTTAATGTAGGTGAGTTAAATGTTTTATATAATTTTTACAGACAGTGGTTATCATCTTCTCCGAATGATACTTATTTTATTAAAGAAATTTCATCAAATCGGACCGAAATTAGATTAACTTCTAACCTTATACCTCAAGTAGATATAACTACATCTACTAATGAATTTATTTCATATAGAGAACAAGATGAGACATTCCCAGATTTTTATTTAAATTTAGGTTCTAATCAACTGTATATTGCTAATAATATCCAATTGGATGTTGATGGTAGTATATTAATTAAATTATATGATCCTTTACCATTAAATGTAAACGAAAAAACTTCATTGTGGGTTGTAGAAAAGTTAAATGAGGGTTTAGCATATAATGCTCAATTTGAAGACCAAATATTTGTCCCTCCAGCATCACCCCAATTAAGAGGCCCTAACTATAATCTATCAATTAAAGGAGAGTTAAATAACTCTACAGAAAACTTAGACCTTTCAGGAGTTTTATCTCCTAACAGTCAATCTGAATCACAATTAAGTTCTTATTTAGCTGACCCTAGTATTAAAATTAATGTTGACTATACAGACTTTGGTAACTTTGTAAACTTTTCATCTGCACAAGCTAGAGTAGAAAATTTTTTCGAAAAAGTAACTACTATACAATCAGCAAGTGCTGAAATCGCTACATTTTCAACCCTAAACCAAACCCCAGCAGTCTCAGCTAGTGTATCTTCTTTAAATGATATTGTAAATAACACTATAGTTAATTTTGATAATTATGAGTATTATCTATACTTTGAATCCGGTTCAAATACATACCCAAAACTCCCAGGAGACCCACCTTATAGTAACGTAGCTACAGGTAGTGCAGCTGCGATTTCATGGTATAATACCCAAGTTATCTCTGCTTCAAATTATGATAATTTAAATCAAGACTGGTTATACTATTCAACACCTTCCTATTTAAGAGATGATGTTGATAATCAACCATATTTGACCTTCCTTAATATGATAGGTCATTTTGTTGATAATGATATTTGGGTATACTTAAAAGACACAACTAATAAATGGGATGCCGATAACCGTATTAATGCTGGTGTTTCTAAAGACTTAGTAGCTCAAGTACTAAGAGATATGGGTGTTAAGTTATATCAAAATAACTTTAGCTCAACTGATTTATATTCAGCTTTCTTAGGGTTTACAGATTCAGGAAGTTTATTCCCATTCCCTAATATGACGGGATCACTTCCAACTCCTAGTGGATATGAATATATTTCAAATTTCATATCATCTAGTGACGAAGCTATACCATTAGACGACATAAATAAGCGCATTTACAAGCGTATCTATCATAATCTGCCATACCTACTGAAGGCAAAAGGTACCGTCGCAGGTCTGCGTACTTTAATTACATCATATGGTATTCCTGATACAATTTTGCGTATTAGTGAATTTGGAGGCAAAGATAAGATCAATACAAACGATTGGGATTTATGGCAACATCAATATAATTACCAATTTGACACTAATGTTGATGGGGACATATCAACATCTTGGCAGTTAAATACAGATTGGGGTACCCCAACCCCAGAAACAGTACAATTTAGATTTAAAGCCCCAAAATCCGGTAGTAACGCTGTAGATAATGCTGTAGACTATCCTCAACAAGTACTTTGGAGTTTAAATTCATCTCCTGAAATAGCAATTGGATTAGATTATTTTGGAGATGGGTTTACTTCAGGTTCATACTCCGGTTCAATACCTTCTCAATCATTCGAGTATGCTAACTTAGTTTTTACAACAGATGCCTTTGGTACTACTTCTAGTATTTACTTACCTTTCTTTGATGGAGAATGGTGGTCTGTAATGTTAACTAGAGAAAATGATGATTTTACATTATATGCTGGTAATAAAATTTACAATGGAAACGATGGATCCCAAATAGGTTTTATAGAATCCTCTTCAGTTAATATCAATCTTCCAGATTGGGGTACTACTACAAATTCATATTTCCCAAGTCTGGCTAGACAAACAATAAATGGTTACTTAGCATTCTCAGGTTCATACCAAGAAATTAGATATTTTAATCAAGCGATTTCACAAAGTGTATTTAAGGATTATGTAATGAATCCTCAATCAACTGAAGGTAATGGTGTAAATGGATCAGCAGACCAATTAGCATTTAGAGCTTCATTAGGGGGAGAGTTATATACTGGATCAGTCTCTATACATCCTAAAGTTAATGGATCAATTCCTACTTCTTCATTTGCAACTAATTCAAACATTAACACTCGTGGTGAATTTGAGTTTACAACAAATAGAGAATATATATTCTATGATTCACCCCCTGTAGGGATAAAAAACAGAAATACAGATAAGATTAAACGTCAAGATTTAATTTTACCTGAAGGAGACACATTATCTAACCAGATTTCGATTCAACAATCATCGTTTACTGATGATGATTATACTAATAACCTTAACTTATTAGAGGTAGCATTTTCACCACAAAATGAAATTAATGACGATATTATTAATCAAATAGGTTTCTTTAATATTGGTGATTATATAGGTGATCCAAGATTAGTATCTTCAAGTGCAGATACATACCCTTCACTAGTTGACTTATCTAAAGAATATTTCGAAAAATATACATCTAGTTATGATGTTTACGATTATATTAGATTAATCAAATTCTTTGATAACTCGTTATTTAAGATGATTAAAGATTATGTTCCTGTAAGAACAGGTTTGGCATCTGGTATTGTAGTTAAACAACATATCTTAGAAAGACAAAAATATCCAACCCCACAACCAACCCCAACTACAACTATAGCTGTAGCTCATACTACTGGCTCTCGCCAACCTTACCCTTCATACCAACAAATCCCAGAAACTAGAAAAGATTTAACTATTACAGGTTCAATTGGTTCAACTCCTGCTTTACTCGATGGTGCTAGGTATTATGAAGCATCTACAGATTTTGAATCTAACCCAATAATAACTACAGAAGGTGGTGCTGGTGGTTCTGTAAATGATTTAAACGTACCTGTAGGATTTTTAAGAGCAGTAGATGGGAGTATGCCCTCTACAGTTATCAACACTACACCCACAACTTTATTTAAAAATGGTACTATAGTTAATGGTGTAATTTCTTCAAATGGGATAGCGATATCACCTAAAGGTATAATAGATAATACTGGTAAATTTACAATAAATTCCAATTATACTTTTAAAGGTGATGTTAATGTAGAAGTTAAAAATTCTATAACCCAAAGAACAATGGTGTTAGAATTAGTAGAAGATATTAATGGTACTGTAAATTCTATACAAAAAGTTGTTCCTATTACTACTGGCGCTACTTATACTTCACTTACTCTTACAAATTGTGTTTTTGAAGCTGGAAAGACTTATTACTTCCAACTTAAAACTACTACAGGTTCCACTAATATTACAGGTGTTACTAGAGTTAATTTTGTACAAGAAGATGCCCCCTTAACCTTTAGATCAGGTCAAATGTATAGTGAGGTAATTAAAACTCCATTAGGAGATGTTACTGAAACTATATCTAATAGTCATGAATTCTACGATGGTGAGTTTAGTGGTTCTGCTGTATTAGTAACAGATGGTGAATTAAATACTGAATGTGACGAATTCAAAGAGGCTTCTACTACAGATATCCAATATTACCTATCATCTTCCGTCCCACAAAACACAAGTGCTTTCATTAATACCGCAGGTACAGGTGCAGCATATACAATGATGGATAGCGGGGTTAACGATGGTTTAAAAATATACTTAAATTGGAGTTTTGATAGAAAAGAAAATGCTGGATTTGGATTAGCAGCTACTGATTATTACTGGAATGTGGTTGGATTTGCAATTAAGATCCCAGAATCAGCTAATGCTGTAGAAGTAGAAGACTATATCACATCACTAAAAGAACTTAAACTTTTAGATGTTAATTTTGTAGGTTCTGATGTTCAAGGTCTTAATGGTTTAGGTTGGTCAGGTGTTTCTAATAAACAATTTTCTAATGGTGTAGATCCAATATTGATCCCAAAATCGTTCAAAGTATATAATGCTTACAGTAATTCTGGGAGATTTATCTATGTTGAAACCAAATCATCAGAGATGGAATTTAGTCTTAGATTAAGTGGCCTTACAGGAACTGAAGGAGATTTATATGGTTTTACTATAGCATCCAAAGGTTTAATAAACACTGTATTTGAACCTTTTGTACCCCAAACATTTAAAAATAGTGATTGTAACCCAATAATTAATAATGCTACAGATATTACACCTTCAACAGTGTATTACGATGTTGATTATGCTAATAATCCTAACGTAGCAGTTAACTTTGATACTATTTTAGCAGGTACCGCTCCAAAAGCAAAAATACAAGATTTTAATTACCACTCTCGTAGAAATACTATTCCACGTTATGAAGGTTCTAAAAACGGTACTACAACTAATTATAGTGTAGAAGGTGCTTCTATTGATGCTACACAAGCTTTATTCGGTTATTTTAACTGGGTAGGAGGTACTTCACCTGAATGGGGTAATGGTTTAGAAGACCGTAGCGTAGCTAACTTAAGATTCCTTTTAGATGTTAATGGTAAGATTATCAAACCAATAAAAGATTCTAAAGGTATAAACCAAGGTATAGTTGAAAACAACTTTACAGAAGGTAAAATTGCTACATTAGCATTTGATGATGAAGGGGGTACTACAGCAGCATTCTCTAACCTATTAGGAGATCATACGATCTTTAAAAGTGGAAAAGATATTGTCCCTATTATATATTCGCAAACCTCAAGTATAGGACCAAACTCAGGTACGGATTTATTTACAGGTTCATTAACATTTGTTCAAGGTGATCAAGCTGAATCCTCAGTAGATGATTATAGATTAACTGTATTTGCTCAAAATACAACTATTGTAGGTACTGGTACTGTTACATTCCAAACCCCAACAGTTGAGGGATCCGAAGTTAGTTTTACAAGTAATGTATATTCTCCTGATACATCCCCTAGTGTTCCTACTCCACCAGCACCTCAAACAATTTTAAACTTTAAAGTTTTTATTGAAAAAGAATTTACGGCAAATGCTGATGCAACCTTCCAACTCCAAAAAAATAGTGGTGGGGGTTGGGTTAACTTTGGCCCTAGTGCTAATTTAGATGCTAGTATTGATGATAATATTACTATCCGAACATCTGATGCTACTGCTTTATCAACGGATAACTATAGACTTCAAATAACAGCAGAAAATAGTGCGGGTCAAGGTAATCTTTTATCAATAAAAGGTACTTCATATTGGAGAATACAGCAAACCCCTCCACCTTCAATTGGTGCCGTAGGACCGGATGTCCCAAGTGGTACTAACTATTGGACTAAATTAGGTTCTACTACTAATCAATTTAGAACCAATGCTTTAACTGCTGTATTGGGTCAAAGACAACAAGATATAGAAGGTAGTGGTTTCTTTGGTATTACTAATGATTTTGTACTTGAAGTAGGGGATGAATTTAGATTCCAAGGTACGGAAACTCAAACTTATAAAATTATTTCTATAGATGTTGCTACTAACCCATCATATGCAGGAGCATTAGTATATACAGTAGATAGAAATCTTACATTAACTAATACTGAAATGAACTGGTTCCTAGTTAGAAGATATGTAGATAATCCTGCTAATATTATTTTAGAAGTAGACAAACCAGCTGGAGGTACTTCACCAGGTATTTTAAAACCACAATACTTATCTAGAAACGCGGAAGATAATATTGATACCATTTTAGAAAACTTAAGACGAGATACGTTAATTTAAATTATAATTTGGCGTAAACCTAAAAATAACATATATTTATAATAAATCAAACATTAGAAAATGGGATATTTAAATAATTCAGTAGTAACAGTAGATGCTATCCTTACAACAAGAGGTAGACAACTGTTAGCTCAAAATGACGGTTCATTTGTAATCACTCAGTTTGCACTAGCAGATGATGAGATTGACTACACATTATATAATCCAACTCACCCTTCAGGCTCAGCTTACTACGGTCAAGCAATTGAAGGTATGCCGTTGTTGGAAGCATTTCCAAACGAGACTCAAATCATGAAGTATAAGTTAACTACTTTACCTCGTGGTACTGCTAAAATGCCTATCCTAGATGTTGGTTACACTAATATTGTAATTAAACAAGGTGCTTCATTAGCAATTACTCCTCAAACATTAAATTATTTA